GTCAAGGGCAAACCGCATCTGATCGGTCCCGCTAAACTTGGGCAAGAGCCAGTTGGTCAGCTCGTCCGCGATCAGTTGCGCCATTGGGATCGCGTGGTCTACGTATAGCGCCTCCTTGGCTTCCTTGAGGTTGTTATACACCTTGTTCTCGGGGTCGCCCAAAAGCTCAGGGGCCGGGCCAAGGGCCACGGCAATCTCACGCGCGGACTGCTGCATCATCTTGAGGTGGTCCATGTCGCGTGGGCTGAGGCCAATGCGCTCGGTGTTGACGTCGCCCTCAAAAAAGATCGCCTGCGCGGAGCCTTGCGCCTGCATCTTGTCACCAGCGGACGTCACCTTCTCCCGCCACCGCTCTTCGTACAGGTCTTTGTCTTCGGGCGACATGGACACGCCGCTCACGGTGATCTGGTGCGGCGGCACGCCGTTCGCTTTGACGAGCCCTTTGTTGTACCGGCGCTGGTAGTTGTTGGCGTCAGCGCTGAGAGACGCGGCTGTGATCGGGCTGAAGCCATGCACCGGATGTTCGGGGTCGTAGAGCCGGATGATGTGCATCTCGTCTGGCGTCCACGTCTTGCTGGACGTCTCCGAGCGGTAGAGTTGGATAAACCCATCGGCCTCTTTGCTCGTCTCCACCTTGATCTCCTGCGCCCCGACCACGTAGAGCTCATTGGGCGGCGCGGTCTCACGCGGTCCGATGCCTTCGATGAACACCTCGCCCTGGATCATGAGGTTGATCGTAAGGGCGTCTATGAACGACGTCTCTCCCATCAAGGGGTTGGGCCGCTGCATGAGGTCCACGAGTTGATGCCGCTCAACGGGCTGCTCCTCGCCGTTGCTCGTGACGCGCACCAGGTGGATGCCCGTGTTGCACACGGCCTGTGCCATAAGCCGCACTGCCCGGTAGATGTACGGGTTCGCTTTGTACCCCTCGCGGATGTTGTTGATCTCGGTGGCCTCGTTGAGCGCCATGCCATACGTCGAGAGAGCGCCGTACGCGCGGCTTTGCTTCTCTTCAAGGCCGAGTGCCTGCTGTATCCATCCCATAATGTTACCACATACTGAATGATTTGGCTTCTAGCATCAGTTCGGTCAGCGCCCACACGAGCGCATCCACGCGGTCCGGGCTATCCTTGTCGTTGGCAGGGTCCCATGTCGTCATCTGGTCTTCGAGCTGCGGGTGCTCGCCTACGTGGTGGACCTTGCCTTGCTCGTACAGCGCCGCCACCGGCTCGGCCCGCTGCTGCTTGCCCCGGCTTGCGCTGATGACCTTCACCGGCAAGTTGGCATCCGCCGTGCGGAGCGTAGACTCCACCATGTCGCCCCCAAAGTTGCGCTCGGCTACTACGCGGTCCGCTGAGTGACGCCGGTACGCGCTCGCCACAGCGGACGCCCATGCGTTCGGGCTGCCCTTCATGGATACGTCGTCTAGGACGTAGGCGTGGCCGCCGCTCTTGCCGCACACAATGATGCCGATCTCATCCGGCCCGCCGCCGGCCGGGTCCACGCCGACCACGATGCGCTGCATGGCGGGCGGGTTGTCTTCACGGTTGTTGTTCAGCGTGTCCCACGTCCACAGCGCGCCCTCTGCTTGATCGAGGAATTTAGCTGCTACCTCCTGCTCGTACTTGCGGCGGCTCATGTCGCGGCGCATGGCCTCAATCTCGCTTTCAGGGATGTGCGGGTTGGTCCACGTGGGCATCCGCCAGCTCATCCACTCTTCCATGCCCTCTTTGGCGCCCCATTGGTAGAGGTCATAAAAGCCGTTCTTGCCCTTGGGCGTAGAAAGGAAGTACGCATCGCCGATATAATCAGCGAGGGTCGGCCGGATCGCCTCTTGCCAACCCGTTTCGATGAAGTCTGCGTTCTCTTTGGCGATGATCCCGGCCTCGTCTATGATGGCCCGCTTGTAAGCGCGTGACTGGCCCGGCTCGTCATCGTTGGCAAAGGACCAAACCTCAAACGTGCCGCCTGTCTTGAACTCCATGCGTCGCTCTTGGGCGTTACTCATGGTAATAATGGGGTCCATCAACCGGTCAACCGTCCGCCATACCTCTTGCACGTACTTGTACGAAGGCGCGAACCAGCCCACCGGCCACCCATGCAAGATACCGTTTACGGCGCGGTCCACTCCCCATGTCGTCTTCCCCCAGCGCCGGCCGCATGCCACGACGTTGAAGCGCCGGGCCTCATCTTTGACCTGCTGCTGCCCATCATGCGGGGCAGGCAGCCGGATCTGTGTGCGCTCTGCTACGGCGGGCATTTATTCTTCGGTGTATATCACTTCAATGGTTTGGGTGCTGGTTTCATCCACGCGCTCCACGAACATGCCGAGATGCTTTCCAAGCGTCTTCCACGCCTGAATGCGGGCGTTGGTGTTACCGCCTTGGTCGTCACTGCGCTGCGCCTCTTCAAGCAGCCCTTCCGCCACCATGTCCTGGGTGATCTGCGTGCGCTCTTGGATCTCAGCGCGGGCTTTCCCGATGGCCTGCCGAACGTGAGGTTTCGTGTAGAGGCGCCGCCCATAGCTCGGGTCGCTATAACCGGCCCGTTCAGCAGCCTGGGTGGCGTTGCTGTCCACCAGGTACTCCTGCACGAAGCGCTCCTGTTTGTCAGTTAGCTCAGGCATTCTTGGAACGGAAGCCTTAACTGATTATGATTGTGATCGTATGCGTATCGGTTGCTTTTGCTAGTATTACACGCAGCACACAAAACCTGGAGGTTATCTAAGTCATCACTACCTCCCCAGGATTTAGGCACAATATGGTCTACTTCAAGCCGCACATCTTCTCCATCACTAGCGGCAACCCCACAAGCTTGACAGCGAAAGTTGGCTCGATAAAGAACGTCGTAACGAGTGTCACCAGTGATGCGCCCCCGGCTTCGTAACCTTACAGCACTCTCCTTCTCAATCAGGGCAAGGATAACCCTTTCTACTGCTTTAGCAGCATCTTCTATGGTTTCAAAGTGCTCGTCCAGCGCACTTCGCAATGCAGGGGAAATCTGCAATGAACAAGATTCCACAAACCTTTCTCGACGCCTCTGTGCGGCTTCATCAATAGCCGTCTTCACGTGTGGTTTTCCCACCAGCCGCCGTGCATAGCCATAGCTGTAGTCCGCCGCATCGGCCGCCGCCTTGATGTTGTTCTCAGCGACATATGCGTCTACAAACTCCTGTTGCCGGTCGGTCAGGTCGGGCATCACGCAATAAGCCGCACCACGGGCGTCTCGGACGAGCCCGACATCACAGCACGGTATTGACCGTCCGGCAGCGGGTGGATGCTGGACACCCCATCGTCGCTAATGACGCTGCTTAAGATGGTCACCCATGTATCTGATGTGGTCGGGCGGTATTCGATGTCCAGCGTCTCTGAGGTCAGCCCGGAGACGTACGCGGCGGCGCCGTCTTCGGGTGTGTTGATCGTTACAGCACTACCTGTACCGGTCGTTGATCCATCAAGGAGGATCGTTAGCATGTCGGTCTAGCTGTTGTTTGTGAGGTTGGTCGAGCCCTGCGGGTAGGCGGTCGGCGAGTACACGTTGGCGTCGATCGTCGTCTCCCACACGTCGCCTAATCCCTAATATTGTCCTTGAATATCGTGGCGGCGTCCGTGGTGACGGATTCTGTCGTCAAACGGCGGATGTGGTTGTTCTTAACAATCGACCCTTCAATACCACCTTGAATCCAGTCGCCGCCTACACCGCTAGAGCCATAAATTGAGTTTCCAGTCACGCGGGCGCCCTTAAAGTTCCCGTCCAAGTTAAGTACCGCATCTGTGATTGAAGTTGTAACCCAAACCTCATTGTTTTGAATGGCCGTACCAAAAATATTCTCAGTATCAGGCAGATTAACCCAGGGAGCATCCGTTGTTAGGTATCCGCTGTTATCTTTAAAAGATACATTCGTTACACTACTCGCGTTGAAGTCAAGCGCCGTTCCGACGCTATCAAAAACGTTTCCGTGGATAGTAGCGCCGCGCAAAAAGGTAACCAGAATCGCTGATATGTTGTACGTGGTGCCCGCTGAGTCCCTGAACGTGTTCCCAGTGATATTATTCATCTCATCGTTCAGAGTGACCGCATGGTCAATATCAGATCCAGGTACAAACATGCACCCCTGAACAAGACACGCATCATCGACCGTGACATCACCATCACTGTTCTTGAAAAAGTGGCACCCGATAAATTGGGAATACCGGATGGCGTCTCCTGACCCCGCCGGCTTTATTCCATAACCGTTGTAGTTGAATTTCGAGTTCACCACTTTCATATCGAACAGGTCCCCGGTCATTCCAGTCCCGTTTCCACGCACATCACAAAGCTCCACCTCGGAGTGTCCCGCTCCCCCTTGGATTTTAATCCCTACGTCATTATCCCAGATTTTGCAGTTGAAAAGAGTGGGCTTTCGGTCGCTTTGCGAACCAGAAAACCCTCTACGAAAGTCATGGATAAAACATCTCTCCACATTCCAAAACTCAAGCTGCTGTATGTCATCCATATGGAGGCAATCATAATTGCTCGTCCCGCCCCCGTCTGCTGATAGATCGCGTACGCCCCCGCCGACGTAGTCAACGCCGCTCACCCCTAAAAACATGTGATTTGTGGCGGAGCCAGGCAGGGCCAGGCGGGTCGCATTCATGCCCGCCCCAATAACCTGTACATCAGGGTTGAGCGTGACGCCCTCTAGCGTGAAGGTGCCAGGGGAGAGGCGGATCACGCCACCATAGGAGCTAAGGCTTGAGATGGCGCTATTTAACTCGGCTTGGTCGTCGGTCCCGTCACATACCTCATCCGCCACGGCCTTCCATGCGTTAGGTGCATCGCTTGCTGCAACGACCTTCTCGCCATTCAGTTGTGAAGGAATAAAGTTTCGTAC